GAAGCAGCCAAGTAGTAATTCGCCCTTAATACATTTTTCTCAGTAAAGATAAGGGAGAATAAAGACCATGCGTTCCTATAGCCCTCAAGGTCGGTTTGATGCTGATTTTGAAACCGATTTAATAGAAGATGGCATAGAGCGCGATTTAAAGAACCCTGTTGGAACTCATGCCCTTTGGTGGGTCTATGACCCAGCTACTTCAACCATTGACCCTATCTATGATACGGCTAGTTCTTCTTATGGTCGAAATTGGAAGGGGCCATATAAACTTCCTATTGTTAGAGCTATTATTGGTCAAGGCAAAGTACCGCAAGATGAGCGTGGTTTCTATAACAACGACTCTTTGCATCTAACTATCTTAGGTAGAGATATAGAGAAGATTGATAAGAACGTTCTTAATAACCCAGACGTTCAAAACCGTGGACGTATCTTGTGGAAAAATGAATTATTTCGCCCTTATGGTGTTCAACAAAGAGGGATTATTGCTGAACGTTTTACGTTAGTAGTAGTAGACTGTATCCAAATAATGCCTGAAGAATCGGTCAATGACCATATGTTCTTAGACTACGCAACAGCCGTTCCAGACACTTACGACCAGTCCTGATGCCATTTAAATCGCAATCTCAAAGAAAATTTATGTACTCCCAACACCCAAAAATGGCAAAAGAATGGGAAGATAAGACTGTTAAAGGTAAGAAACTACCTAAAAAGGTAAAGAAGAAAGTGAGTAAATAATGACTTTATCAATATCCAGCTCTCCCTACACGGTTACTACTGCCGCCGTTAAAATATCCCCAACTACTGCTGTAAATAGCTACACGCTTATTATTCAAAATAACCACGCATCTAATATTCTATATGTTGGGAATTCTAGCTCAGTAACCTCTTCTGCATATGGGGTTCAGCTTTCTACTGGTGCTAGTATTGCCCTTGATGACCTTATACCTGCTGATCAAGTTTGGGTTATTGCTAGCGCTTCCTCTACACCTGTTGGCGTTATGGCAATAATTCGATGAGCATACGTATTGTTAAAAAAGGTGGAGCAATGGGGACCAGTAGTAAACAAACCTCTAAATCAGTAAAAAAGTAAATAATACCTCTATAAGAAAGCAGGAAAATAGTATGTGTAAATCATGTGGATGCGGTTGCTCAAAGCCTAATTGTAATGGGGCTTGCAAGAAGACTGCCAAGAAGCTATCACCAAAGCAGAAGAAAATTGCTAGCAAAGCTGGCGACCCAAAGAAAATTGACGCAGCTGATTTTGCTGCCTTAAGAAAGAAGAAGAAATAATGTGCGCTACCTGCGGTTGTATGGGCAATATGAAAAAGACAATGAAGAAAGTTGCAAGTAAAAAAACAACGCCTAATAAAAAAGCAAGGCAAGCAGCAATTGCAATATCAAAGAAATCTTCAATGAATAGAAAGAAGGGTATGTAATGTGTAAATCATGTGGCTGTGGCTGTTCTAAACCGAACTGTAAGGGTGCTTGTAAGAAAGCAGATAAGAAGCAAGATGCCAAGGTAATGAAGGGCATGAGCCCTAAACAAAAGGCAGCATTTGAAAAAGCTGATAAGAAGATGGATAAGAAAAACCCATCTGCTAAGGCAGATTTAAAAATGGATAAAGCATTGGCTAAAAAAGTTAAAAAGAAGTAAAAGTAGTTCGTAGTTAGGGCCTCCTAGAAATAGGGGGTCCTTTATACTTTAAGGGAGCCTCGTGCGAGGTTCAAGTTTTACCCTTGCGAAATACCTTGGAGTTTGCCATGGCTGGAATTGACAAGCCTTCTGAAAAAGAGTTTGTTAAAGGCGCGTTTGACAACGTGCCAGATAAGCACACCTTGGCTACAGGTATCCTCGCAGCAGCACTCTGGCGGTTACTGCGCCGATGAATACTAATACAGTTGCTAATGACGCGCTTAAAAGAGCTGCTGAGCGCCTTACCCCAGAATTTAAACAAGAAGCCCTTAGCGCTGGCTGGCCTGCTGATATTGTCTATCAACTATCTGTAGAAGAAGTTAATGGCGATTTACAAGTCTCTATTCCTGATGAAATACGAAGCAAAGTAGATGACCTTGAGTATGGAGAAGTAAATGGCACCTCTAATCGTGTTATTTATAGATTTGAACAATCTCACTCAGAGGGACTAAATGATATATTTGAAACTGCCTTTGAGGATGTAGCATCAAGATTGGGGGCGTTTAATTGACTTTTATATTAGCTGAAGATGCCGCTATTAAAAATCATCTCTCTGGAATGATAGTTTCTGATGAAAAATCAGCTAATCGTCCAGTAAAAGTATGGTTTGGGTATCCAGATATTGAAGTAACAACTCAAACTTACCCTTATATTATTATTGAGCTGATTGATGTTAGAGCAGCTAAAGAACGTCAAAATAGCGGTCGTATGTATGATACGGATAATAGAGGAACTGTTGCCGCTGTACAAGGAGTTGTTTACGGTTACAACATGCCTCTTCCATATGATTTAAGTTACCAACTAACCTCTTATTCTCGTCATCCCCGCCATGACCGCGCAATAATGTTTCAAATGCAACAAAAGTTTCCAAGCCAATATGGAAGTCTTTCAGTGCCTAATGATTTAGGAACAGAGACAGCCAAAAGACATATGTTTCTCGACGGTTTCTTAAAAAGAGACATGATTGAGGATGGTAGACGTTTATTTAGAAACGCCTACACAGTAAGAGTTGTTAGCGAGATGACACCATCTATTGCTAATAGCGCCCTATCCACCGTACAAACTGTTAAAATTAATCGGATTACTACGAACATACCACCTGGTCTTACACCCGTTCCACACCTACCTTAGGAGATAAACAATGGCTTCATATCTACGTCCAGGAGTATATGTTCAGGAATCCCTGAATCAAGTAGCTCCTGTTGTTGGTGCTAACTCCGCATCTGTGGCTGCCTTTATTGGTTCAAACAGTCGTGGTCCACTAACACCCACTCTAGTTAACTCTTGGAGTGAATATCTAAATGTATACGGCTCATGGGGAACAAATAACACCCTTGCTCTTGCCGTATTTTTATACTTTGCTAATGGCGGAAATAAAGCATACGTCCAGCGTGTAACAAAAGGTTCACCAGTATCTGCTACACGTACCCTGCAAGATACAGGCGGAACTCCTGCTAGTACGCTAATTTTAACCGCAGTAAATCCAGGAATCTGGGGCAATAATATTGCTATTACAACTGCAGTTTCTCCAGGAGCTACTTCTTATTTTGATTTAACTGTATATTATGCAGGAACTGCAGCATCTAATAAAGTTGAATTTTTTCCTAATTTGAGTATGACAAGTACAGATGCTCGTTATGCGCCTTCTGTAATTAACGGTCAATCTTCATACGTTACTGCAACAGATGCAGGTTCAACCTCTACAGGAGCTACTCGTAACCCTGCTCCAGTAACTGCTCAAGCCCTTGCTTCAGGTGCTGATGGAACAACACCAGCCGCTACAGATATTGCTAACGGCGTAACTGGATTTGATACTGTCACTCAATCACTTATTTTAAACGCTCCAGGAGTTTCAGATTCAACATCTGTTAACATACTGCTTGCTTATGCAGCAGCTCGTAGCGATGTGTTTGTAGTTATTGACCCAGACCCAACAAAAAATGTTGCGGACTCATTAACTCTTGCAGCTAGTTATACAGCAACTTCATATGGAGCTGCATACTACCCACCAATTACAATCAACGACCCAACTAATAACACTCCAGGAACAGTCATTGTGGCTGCAAACCCAGGAGGAGCAATTGTTGGAAAGTATTCAGCAACAGATAAATCCCGTGGAGTTTTTAAAGCTCCTGCAGGATTAAGCGTTCGTATTGCTGGAGCTCTTTCTGTTCCATCACTAACTAATGCTAATTTAGATGCCCTTAACTCAGCAGCAGCTCCAATAAACGCTATTAAATACGTTTCTGGTTCTGGAATTGTTGTTATGGGTGCTCGTACTCTACAAGCTGGGTATGCTTCAATGTACGTTCCAGTACGTCGTACACTTATTTATTTAGAAAAAGCACTTGTTGATTTAACTCAGTTTGCAATCTTTGAGCCAAATGACACAGTTCTTTACCGCAGCATTACAGCAACAGTAAACGCATTTTTGACTAACTTTTGGTCACAAGGCGGACTTCGTGGAGCAACACCAGGCCAGGCATTCTTTGTCTTGTGCGATTCTACTAACAACACCTTAGCAACAGTAGAAGCTG